ATGACATTGATTAAGTATTTTGGTATCACTGCTACTACATTGATTTTGTTTACAGGGGCATTTATTTCTGGTTTTATGGTGGGGAGTCAATCTAAGACAGTTTTTCATTCTCATATAATTAGTTATATTACTCCTTCGCCTAATAAAAAACCGAACATTACTGCGATCAAAAATGTTCCTGTGGCAGTTACCCCCAACTTACCTCTTCGCAAGTTTGAAGTTTCTCGGCCCATTTCAGACGATGAGTTTGATTGTCTTTCGAGAACGATTTACTTTGAAGCAGGCAATCAATCTTACTATGGAAAGATTGCCGTTGGTTCTGTTGTAATGAATCGTGTAAACGACGAACGATACCCAGATACTATTTGCGGTGTGATAAAACAACACAAACAATTTTCTTGGTACTCCGAGGGAAATTCAGATGTTCCGTTTGATGGTCCTGCATGGGAAAATTCTATTCGAGCAGCCAAGGAAGTGTTGTGTGGTTGTGACAAGGCTTCGGGGCTTTTTGATGATGCGTCAGTTCAGTATTATCATGCAGACTATGTATCTCCCTCCTGGGCAAATAAAATGGAAAGGGTCGCTAAAATTGACAATCATATTTTTTATAGGTAACTTATTGTGATAATCTCTAGAGATACGGTTGATGATCTTAATCAGACATATCAGAAAGATCATCAGGTAGATGGGATTACATTTGTTCGATGGTTGCATCCTGATGGGTATTATGGTTATGACACAGGTGCCGATAATGCCATGTTTACAGGATTTTATTTAGCTTCGGCTGCTTTTAGATTATCTACTATGCAAGGAGAATTGCCGGGATGGCTACTTCACGATATACACCAAACTCTTCAGGGTATACATTTACTCACTAATGTGTCTGGTACTCCAGGAGTTTTGGCTAGATTAGCCTTTCCTTTAGATGATGCATATAAGAAGATCGGGTATGCCCCGGATTCTATGCAACCCAAGCCTTTGGGCTGGGGCCCCGGAAATACTTGGTGGGATAGAAAAGAAGAAGGTTCCTTGTATGAATCAGACACGCATATGTATTATTGTCGAACCACTAGGGATCAATTAACGGGTATTGTTTTTGGATTGTCTGTTGCTTGGAATATATTAAGTAAAGAATCCTCAGAGAACCCATTAGTCGAACAAAGCAAATCTTTAATTCAAAGCATTGCTCGGGATCTTGTTGACCGTCTAGAGAAAACTAACTGGAGCCTAGAGGATCATACAGGGCTTGTTGGAAATACTAATGCCCATAAATTGAGAGATAATTTGCGAGAGGCATTAGTTCTTCTTAATTGTACGGTTAATGACATACCTCGCCCCTCTACTAACAAACTGAAAAGATTTTATCGGTTTTTGTGGTTTCATACTTTTTACTACAGGTTCACCCGGCGCATGTATGCTTGGAATTTGAGAACAACAAATGCATTTTCGTTGTTCATTAATGAACCAGATCCAAAACTTCGGGCTGGTGCCGTAAAGTGGATGAAGCGAATTTCGTCATTCACTAAAGATGAAGATAATGCATTCTTCATTTTAACAGAAGCTATAATGGGGAATGATGTTCCATCGAGACGAGTAGATGTAGCATTAAAGGCGCTTGACCAATTGGCGGAGGTGGGCCATAGTAAATTTTTTGCTTGGCAAAAGCCTAAAGGTACAGCAAAAATCTCCGGTGAGGGTGGTCGATATGGGCCTGGGATTGATGTGATGTTGCCATATTGGATGCATCAGTATTATTTGAAAAGGCGAGTATAATATGGATATAGTGTTAGACAAGAAGGTGTTTTCTAAGAGAGTGGAAGACTTAGTTCAAGCTAAGCCCATGCCGTATATGGACGCAATCATCATGTGTTCTGAATTAATAGGACTAGAGGTTGAGTCTGCGGCCAGACTTATTAATAAAAATATTAAAGAAAAGTTAGAAGCTGAGGCTCAAGACTTGAATTTGATGCAAAGGTGTGCTAAACTCCCTCTATGATTTCAAAATTTACTTTGCGCGATCTGCGTAATTTGCGCGGAAGAGATGATAAACCATTCTCTTCGCTTGATGCCCCCAAGTATGCCCCCTACCGAGATGGTAAGGGGCAGCTTGATGTTGGTATGAAGCCCATCGACACACCCTACATTGCAGGGGCCTACAATAAAGAGCCTGAAGATGTTATTTTTGACATCGACAAGTTTTGGCCTTATTATATGAACAAGAAGCACTGGCTTTTTGATAATTGTCGTGATGTGGTATACCAAGACATTAACAAGAAAAAGATTACCAAAACTCATCGCGAACTATCCTCGTTGAGTTATTTGGGTATTGTTGATATTGAGCATGGGCTTGATTCGTGGAATAACCCTAACCCTAATTGGGAGGATTGGGGTTCTGGAGCCTCCGGACTGTCTTTTTTTGAACGAATCAACCGCAAAGACGACGGCTCCAGTATGTCTACATATCGAAATTATTTTGGTGGCCCTACTGTTGATGTTTCTTTTTGGGGACCTACTTGTGATAAGTATGGATTATTAGAACTAGCCCAGCTGGTTCAAGAAGACTTGTGCATTCTTCGCCGGCGAGAGGATGGATGGAATCTTCGTGCTGCTGCTGTTTGCTTTCCTTCTTATTGGTCGCTCAAAGAGAAGATGGGCAAGCCTTTGGATATGATCCATGGTCCTGTTCCTCAGCTCAACTCCGCAATAAATGAAGTGATTACTTCAAAGCTGGATGCTCTGGAAACGGAGAAACCAGTCGAGCGATTCAATTGGACTCTGACTGACGACATGGAACTACATCAGCCTAGCCCCACCAGACGAAATCACCAAATCGTTCATAATATCCATCCGGATCATATTTTTGTGCGAGTCGAGCGGCAGACTATGATGATGCTCCGATCTGGAGATATTCTTTTTACCATCCGAACTTATTTGAATAGTTTGCGTACCATACTTCAAGACCGAGAGTTGTCTACTGGGCTGCATGATTCAATTTTTAATACTAGCCCAGAAGTGCTGGCCTATCGTGGCATTGACCGATATGGTACACAGACAATGAGAGCGATTGTCCAGGCATACGCACCCGAATTACTTCCATTGGGAGACACGCCGTGAAAGCCCTGGACGTTTATCAATCATATCTTGCGGTCAAGCAGCACTTTTCTGACAACAGCTATGACTATTTTAAATACAACGGAAAGGTTCGGGTCAATGCATCGAACTTCCATACTCGCAAGGACCGATTCTTCTATGAAAAGTTAGCTCGTAAGTTTGACGGAAAACCTGAAGACTTGCGGAATTATTTTGCGGCGAATTTATCCATTAATCCTAAGGCATGGATTCGAGAGTTGCTTGGTGTTAAGGCTGAGTCTGTATATAGTGGATGGAAGAACCACCAAGAATCTTTGACTTATAATCTTATACAAGATGTGGCCAGAATTGAAGAGGCTCATTCAGAAGGTGACCTTTCGTCTCTGTTAAAATGCAATGACGGGCAGCACCCACTTCTGCTAGATTTATATACCAATTCTACAATTGCTATTGAAACTTTGATAGGATTTGATATACTTATGGGGTGCTTTGATAGGTGGAACAAAGAAATTGACGACACTATTATTTGGCCTGACACCTATATGTTTTGCCAACGGTATCGCCCCTTTGTGACATTTGATTCAGAGGCACTTGATGTGAAGTTTCGTCGGGCACTACTAAAGGTGTATGCTCCCAGAAACTCGGAAAGCAAATCAATGGAAGGAATAGAGGAATGAAATTATCAAGATTTTGGAATTCGACAGACTCTCGGAAGGAGTTGTTGGAAGAGAATCAGATGCTTCGGGGATTAATTACCGAAACATTAACAGAAGTTGAGTCTACCCAGGCTCTTGTCAAGGATTTTATTGAGCGGTTAGATTCCATTTTAGATTCTGTCGAAAAAATCTCTGATGGTACTGAATAATTATGCTATATATTATTGATACTATGCACGTTGCGTAGTTGATATACAATACAACAATACAACGAAATATACGAGGTATAATACAAAATGTCATTTGCAACACTAAAAAAGGCACGAAAGACAGGATTTTCTAAACTCACCGAAGAGATTGAAAAGTTGAGTACCACTAACAAGAGCAATAACGGCAATGGTGCAGACGACCGTTTTTGGAAGCTGACTGTTGATAAGGCCGGTAACGGTTCGGCAGTTATTCGTTTTCTTCCAGCTCCGCAGGGCGAGGATATTCCGTGGGTCCGAACTTGGGATCATGGGTTTAAAGGTCCTGGTGGCTGGTACATTGAAAATTCTTTGACGACTCTTGGGAAGAAGGATCCGGTTTCTGAGCATAACTCAAAGCTGTGGAATTCTGGTATTGAGTCAAACAAGGATATTGCTCGAAAGCAGAAACGACGGCTTTCTTATTATGCCAATATTCTGGTGGTGAGCGATTCAGCCAATCCTGATAATGAAGGTAAAACTTTCTTGTTCAAGTTCGGCAAGAAGATTTTTGATAAGGTCAATGATTCGATAGACCCTGAGTTTGATGACGAGACTCCGGTGAATCCATTTGATCTTTGGGAGGGGGCTAATTTCAAGTTGCGAGCGCGCCAGGTGAACGATTTTCGTAATTATGATAAGTCGGAATTTAGTTCTCCTTCTCCGCTTTCTGAAGATGATGCAGAGATGGAGAAAATTTGGAATCAAGAGTATTCGCTTCAAGAGTTTCTTGAGCCTAAGCACTTCAAGACATATGAAGAGTTGGCTACTCGTATGACTATGGTTCTTGGTCTTAGGGCAGACGATGCTGCTGCTGTTGATTCCCCCGCGCCTCAGCGTAGCATACAATCGGAGCGTTCGCTTCCGACCGCCGAGGCCGACGCTGGAGATGTGGAAGATGAGAGTGATCTGTCATACTTTAGCAAGCTCGCCGACGAGGCGTAGCAGCGAAGAAGACTTATAGGATTTCCCTATGAGTCTTTAGACTGAGGGAGGGAGCAAGCTACCCGAGGATCGGCCGTACGCGGGGAGTGTTAAAACTCTCTCCCTCATTAGACCGAAGGGGAGGGTCTTTCGAGGCTCTCCCCTTCCTTTATGTTGGGATTAATCCATAATTCGATAATCCAAGAATTGTGGATGTACCGATTGCATGGACAGGTAATGGTTGTATAACTGTTGTTGGATTTGTGTGGGCGTGCTGGCTCTGATCTAAGTTTCCTACAATAAGGCTACCATCTCCTTGACCCGAGTCCGTTCCGCTACCAGCAAGATTAATAAAGAGTTGCTTCATTTGGCTAGATTCTCCTGCGCCGGCAATTATATTAGGTAGAATTTCGTTTCTTGCTTGGGCTGCGAACGTATCTGGTGATACGGTCCAATTAAATCCTTTGGCTTTTTTTGCCTTTTCTGCTCTTTTTCTGGCCATATGTCCTAGATGGCCACCTGTGCGATGCGTCGGTGCCGTTGATGAACCTGGCGGTGTGGCTGCTACTAGTGCCGCCGGTGTCATTGTTGCCGTCGGTGCCGTTGATGAACCTGGCGGTGTGGCTGCTACTAGTGCCGCCGTTGACATCGGTGCCGCCGTTGACATCGGTGCCGTCGGTGCCGTTGGTGAATCTGGCGGTGTGGCTGCTACTAGTGCCGCCGGTGTCATTGTTGCCGTTGGTGCCGTTGGTGAATCTGGCGTGGGACTTTGACCGCGGCCGCCGCGACGGTCGCGGCCGCGACCGCTACGGGTGCTTCGGCTTACTGACGCTTTCTTTTGGGAATCTGTATCATCAGTGGACGGCGGCTTCTTCATCGCATTCTTAATTTCTTCTGGTGATTTAGTTGATAGTACAGATGCAATCGCATCATACAAACCTGCTCCGGTTTCTGGACTCAGGCGGCCAATAATGTTTTCTACGACTAAACTCCCAAGAACAGCTCCCCCCATTGCGCCGAGCGGGGCCGCTAGGCCGAACGAGGCAAGGCCTGCAATTGCACCCCCGGCGAGTGCTCCTAGTGCGCCTCCACTAATTGACCCGGCGGCTTGCAGGGTTCGATGTTTTCTAAATTGTTCATATTCTTCTTGACTAGCCTCACCTGCATCAACCATTGCTTGAAATTGTGATAATTCCATTGCAACTACCCCGGCCTCTGCTCCCACACCAAGAAGCGGCGCAAATCGACCGAATATTTTTGCGTATTTGGCTACTCC